CAAAGTAGAAAAACCCAGTCTGCTCGGCAACCGTGCTTGAACTGTCAAGGTATTTTGATCCGCCAATAAGGCGAGCACTAAAATACCACTCACGAGAGCCTAGACGTGATCTAAGGATCATATGATCCAAGGGGAATCCGACATTTACGTCTTTTCGGCCACTTGATGTTGCCAAAGCTTCTGCATCAAACACCCCCGTGGCATCGGTGGGCGTCTTCATCGGCCCACGGCGGATGGCGATGTAGATGTAGGTGTCATTGAGGTTCACGTTGCCAACCATTTGGAAACCGGCTGCAGACACGTCTATCTCGTTTGAGTTTGAGTTTTCTGCGTTTGAATTATTAGTAGACAGCACAGCGTCATTACCACCTGTTGGGATGCCGCGCATTGTGTCAACAATTTTCCAAGCACTGCTGCCAACAGTCGATTTGTAAACCACCCATTGGGGCTCCCAGCCGAGAGTAACGGCAGTTCCAACTCCACTGCCATTTGTAGTAAAGCTCCCACAGCTCACCACACTGTCATTGCCGCTATCGCCAAACCCGCCAGCGTCGTGCGCGAACAGGTAGGCGACAAATGTCTGACCACTACCATTAGTAGAAAAGTCAGAACCAACACTAAAAACAGTAGAAGTGGGATCCTTTGAATTAAACTCACTGCTTGCACCAATAACGGCGCTGGTTGTATTTAAATACAACTTCCTTGTCCAAGCTGGTGATGCTGCGCTTCTATGCCAAACAGTCCAGTTATCGGAGTAGCTGGTCGGCTTAATAATCACGCATCCTGGCGTTGAACCAAGCGAATGAGCGATATCTTGCGAGGTGCCATTCCCCGTATAAGTCACCACATCAAAGAACTTGGCCGCCTTGCGGAAGGTCCAGGAGGCGTAGGTGGCGGCGTTGGTGTTGTAATCAGTGTCAGCGCCGAGAGAATAACCTGTTGAACTGAAGCTCGTTACGCCAGTCAACTCTTCTAGTTCTCCTGTTGTGCCATTAGACGTAAGAGATTGTGTTGCCCCTCTTGCTGTATCAACAAGTCTGTGATTAGTGGCGCCACTGCGCCCTTTCGTCCAAACCAAACCCCCCTTACCGCTCAGATCAATCCCATTCGTGATCGTCTGCGTGCTGCCGTTGCCGGTATAAAGCCAACTTTGGAAGCATTCCTCAATGTAAACCTTTGGTGCGCCGGCGGATGCAGCGAGTGCTTTGCTGTTCAGCATCAGGCATCACCCACGCGAGCGCCGTACACTTGCGTGCCGACTTTCCACAGCACAATAACCGTGTAACCGGTGGTATTCAGCGTCGGTGCATTGCCGCCGCCTGTCTTCCACACCACGCCACTACCACCGAACGTCGAATCACTCCAGGTCAACGTGTAGGCGCTGCCGTCATCCACCATCAGCGTGACCGATTCACCCGCTGCAAAGTTGGTGGCCTTGGGTGTGCGGTTAGCCCCGAGCGTGATCAGTTGGATGCTGCCGTTGCCAGGGTCGATCTCAAACGCTGCCCCATCAGTGATGGTGAACACGTCCTCAAGGATCGTGCCGATGATGGCTGGATCAGTGAGCGTTTTGTTGGTGAGCGTTTGGGTGCCGGTGAGTGTTACATCACCCGCAGGTAGGCTTGTAAGTGCGCCCCCTTCTATGACGTAACACTTATTTTCGTCTGTGGCGTAACAGATCTCACCCTCTTGCAGGTCAGCGATGCTGCTGTTGAGATTGCTGTAGGTGCCGCGTGCAATGCGGACAGGCGTGCGGGTTGCTGGTGTTGGCATCAGTTGAAGCTCCCGCCGTCGATGGTGCTGCTGGTTGTCACAATGCTACTGCCATTGGCGAAATTGCCACCATCGACGATCACAGCACCGCCTGCCTGTGCCCAGCTAAGCGTGCCTGCTGCGTTGCTCACCAAAGCGTAACCAGCTACGGCCGCATCGGTTGCGGGCAGTGTCCACGTGACATTGCTGGCAACCGTAGCCGGCGCTTGAAATGCAACCCAGTTGCTGCTGTCAGCGTCAGCAAAGCGCAGATCTGACTGGGCGTTAAGCGTTACATCACCAGTCAGACTGCCGCCGGCTTTGGGTAATGCGGCAGCAGCCAGGTCATAGGCTGACTTAACTGATGTACTAGATGCGGCAGTCGTGCTTGATGTTGTGGATGTTGAGTCGCTGATTGCATATATTGATGATCCGCCATTAAAAGCCACACCCTCGCCAGCATCTTGAAAAGTGATGCTGCCTGTCATTGTGCCACCAGCCTTAGGCAATGCCGCTGCTGCAACCGTTCCAGCTAAGTCCGCCAAGTCGTAGGCCGATTTGACTGAATTAGGCGTTGCGGCTTTGGTTGTGCTGGTGCTGCTAGTGGAATCCTCTAGCTGAACCGTGCCAATGACAGTGGTGCTAGCAGCTGTGACTTTGGTGCCGTCGATAGCGGCGCTGGCATTGATGTCTGCATTAACGATGGTGCCGTCAGCGATCATCGTGCTGGTGACAGTGCCAGTGTCGCCAGTGCTGACAAGCGTGGAATCTAGGTAGGTCTTGCTAATTGCTGTGCCCTGCCAAGTGCCAGTACCGATGGTGCCAACGCTTGTCAGGCTGCTGCTAACCACGGCGCTGCCAAGACTGGTGGCATCCAGCACCTTGGTGCCAGCAATGCGGTATTCCTTAGCGCTGGCGATATTAAGATGCTCGCTGAATGTCCACGCATCGGTGGCATCGATCCAGCTAATCGTTTTGTCGGTGGTGCCTTTGAGTGTGACGCCACCACCATCGGCTGTCACATCGGATGGCGTGGTGACCTTGCCAATAACAATGTTCTTATCTTCTACATCTAGCGTCTGAGTATTGATAATCGTTTCGGTGCCGTTGATTGTTAGATCGCCTTGGATGATGACATTGTTATCAAAGGTTGCTGCACCGGTTACATCAAGCGTGCCAGGGATATCGATATTGCTGGCCCACTCAACACCAGTGCCGGCGGCATCGGTTTGCAGCAGCTGGCGCGCTGTGCCATCAGCAAGCTTGCTGACGGCAATTTCAGCATTGCTGGCAATGGAAGCATCTGTGATCGGAAATGCCGGGATCAGACTCCATGGCGTATAGGACAGCGCAGTCCATGCTGAACTGCCATCGCCAATCTTCCACTTGCCGGTATCGGTTTCGTATCCCAGCTCACCGGCCAGCAGTGTTGGATTGTTAAACGTCCAGTTCGCGGCCGTATCGCGGCGCTGCTGCTGGAATGCGAGAACAGTGGTAGTCATGCCGATGCGCCGCCGTTTACGATCAGGATACGGGCAGGAGTGGCGGCAGCGCCACCAGCGTCAAACATGTACTCTCGAGCGGGCGAGCTGGAAGAGCTGGCAGCGTCAAATATCAAATCACTTAGATCAATGGCATAGGTTCTCAGTTCAACCTCAACGCTCCACAGGTCGCAGGATCCATCTGTGATGACTGGTGGCGATGCGTAGCGCCATGCATAATCAGCAATGATTCCGACCGGCGGCGAGTCGTATCCATTCCAAACTTCAACAGGAAGGAAGAAAATCCCATAGGTTCCATCCTGTGCGATGTAATGCGCCTTGATCAGATCTAGGTCAGCCTCACTAATGTTATTGAAAGCCAGCTGCAGCGTTTGCTCAACACGGCGGTTGCCTTGCCGGTAGGCGACCGTGCTGCCGGATAGTGCGACCTGCTGCACCTGCGGCACATTGCCTGGTACATAGGTGCGAGCTGATGGGATGAGAGCAGGAAACGCCATGGCTAAATCGGCACCGTTTCAAGTTCAACCGTGAGGCTGTACCGCCGAGGCGATGCGATGCTCACATCAAAAGCGCCGATATATCGCCATTTGTAGGTGGCCGAGCTGACTGGCGGTGTGGTGTAACCGCCCCATACCTCAGCCGATAGATCGAATGGGATCAGGCTGCCTTCCTGTCCTGCGTAATGATCGAGGATTTGCTGCGCTTCTGATTCCGTCAGATATTCGTAGCCGAGCGTCAACCGTTGCGCGACATAGGCTGAGCCTTGCTTGAAGCGCACCTCACCGCCACTGGTGCCTTTGTAGACCTGCTGAGGGATATCGCCCAAACTGAGCGATCTCGTGCGCGGTGCTAGCGATGGGAATGTGGCCATCAGACGACGGTAAAGCTGCCGTTTAGCACTTCAGTGCTGATGATAGGCACGGTGCTGCCATTGACCGGAAACTGCGCTGCCTCAATGCTGGTAGTGCCATCGGTATTGTGATCGATTGATGTGATCTGGTAATACTCAGTTTCGGCGCGGTTGTCGCCTGCGCTGCTGATCCGTTGCTTTTGCACCCGGATGATATTTGTAGGTATCAGGCCAGTGGTATCGAGCGCTGTCTCGAATTGAATTGAATGCACCGAATAACGGCGTCGCGCTAAGAAGTGCTTGGCGTAGATGATGGCATGGTTGCGGTTTGAGCAGAAGTCAGACATATCAAACTGCTCTACCGGCGCGTCAAGGCTGACGCCGGTGTAACGCACCTGCACGCTTTGCTGCGTGCCGATGGCGTCTGGGTCATTCTTGCGGAATAGGACGGCAACATTCACATCAGACTTCTCTGCTGCGCTTACGTATGTCTTGCTGTAGCTGCCCGGCAGGATCTCATCCTCCGTAAACGTAGCCGCAGGAGATAGCGTTGCAGTGCTTATCTGATTGCTGCCATTCAAAGGCAGGACAGGAGCAAAGCGATATTGCCCGCCAGTCGAGATGAACGACAGAAGGAAAAATGGCGCCGTCTCGCTGAGCAGTTCAATGATGTTCACTGATTCAGCGATGATGCCGTTGAAATGCAGGCTGTAGTTATTGCAGAACGTCGCCAGCGTCGGCATGTTTGTGGTGAGGATCGGCCGCGATACATCCGGTGTTGTGCCAGCTGCTTGCCGCTTGAAGCTGGTGAATAGGTACATAGCCAGATCCACCAGCTGATTGCTGGCGCCTTGCGTACTGCCTGCTGCATCCACGCTGTAGAGCGCGACTCGAATCC